AAGTTTAGTAAGAAAAATATTGACAAAATGCTTGAAAAATATGAAAATAGTATCAACGGAAACGATTTTGAATCTGCTTTTGTGTTTCAAGCAGATGGCAAAGCCTATAAGTTCGTTGGTGGAGAGCAAAGTGTTGATATTTTTGGGGTTAATTTAGATAATGCCATTATCACACACAATCATCCTATTGATGGAGATGTGTATCGTTCATTTGGAGAAGATGATTTTAATTTTATTAAAAATACCAAATTAAAGAATGTAACACTGAGAGTAACTACTCCAGAATTTAAAGACATAATAAAGAAAACGAAAGATATTGATATTGGATATAATGATGTGTATAAGGAAGCAATGATAAGATGCTTTAATAATGAAAACTTAGAAATCCAAAGTGAAGCAATAAAAATATTAAAAGAAAGAGGATATGTTAGCTATGAAAGAAGAATTAGATAAGTTGCTGGAGGAAATGGAAAAAGAACTTAAAAATATAAGGATAAAACATAATGGCACATTTAATAATAAAGCAAATAAACCATATTGGGAATTAGAAAAAAAATACAAAGAAAAAGCAAAAAAAATTAAAGAAAAATATGAAGGCACTAACAAATAGTGTCTTTTATTATGCTACTTTATAGGTAGCATTGAGTAGATAGCAACTCTATAACTGGACTTGGTCATCTATCTATTCAATGGTGCTTATAAACGCACTTAAGAACATAGAAATATGTTCTTTTATTTTAGCCGAGAGGCGTAAAACCGAGAAAGGAGTTATCAAAGTGGAAGATAACAAGAAAACTACTCAAGATGTAAATACAGCAGGTACATCTACAAATGAGGTCAAGAATGCTGGAAATAAAACATTTTCTCAAACTGATATGGATAATTTGGCTGGGAAAATCAGAGCAGAGGAGAAAGCAAAGAACGAACAAGCAATAAATGATGCTGTTGCAAATGCTATTGCCGAGTATGAAAGAAAGGCTAAATTAACTGAGGAAGAAAGGGAAAAAGAAGCAAGAAGTAAAAGAGAAGCTGAACTTAAAGAACGTGAAGAAAGTATTACTTTGCGAGAAAGAAGATTAGAAGCTCAAGAGTTACTTAGTGCAAAAAACATACCTATTGATTTAGTAGATTTTGTTATAGATTTAGATGCTGAAAAGACAAAAGCTAATGTAGAAAAACTAGCAACTAATTACAATAAATCAGTAGAAACTGGGGTAACAGACAAATTAAAAGGTACTCCACCAACAGACTTTTCTAATTCAACTGACACTAATAAGAATGTTACTAAATATTCTGGAAGAGTGTCTTTTTAATTGCCAAAAATTAGATAAAGGAGAGTGATAAATATGGCAAGACAAACTGCTTTAAATATATATGCAGGAATAGACAGTCAAAGTCAAGCTGTCAAAGATCAATTAGCAGAAACTTATGGACAAGTTATTGAAGCAATCCAAAAGGCTGCTATCTCAGAACAAATTAAAAATAAAAACTATAGTGGAGATCCATCTACAGGAAGTGTTGAAATCGATAGATTTAAAAATGCTTCTGTAAACAATTATGGAACAGCAAGAACTGCTGGTAATGGTGATGCACTAGATAACACAGGTAAAGTAACAGTAAATATCGATACTGACAAAGAAATCGTTGAAGAATTAGAGAAAAAAGATGTAGATTTATATGGAATCGCTGGAATGGCTGAAAAGAGAAAAGTAAACCATGAAAAGAGAATGGTTGCTTATCTTGATAGAGAGTTCTTCACTAAAGCAGAAGCTGAAGGTAGTGCAGTAACTCCAACTGGTTCAACAGTTCAAGAAAAACTTGAAGAATTAATTCAATCAGTTGAAACAACTGTTAATGACTGGGTTGATGGAGTAGATAGAGATATGTTAGTTATCACTGTAACTCCAGCAGTTTATGGCCAACTATTAAATTATATTGATAGTGTACCAAACAGCTTAACAGGATTAACTGAAAATATGTTCCATAATGTAAGAATTTTCTCTAATCACAGACAAACTAAATCTATGCTTTGTATGATTGATGGTGCAGTTGCACAACCTGTTGTTACAGATGAATATGATGCTGAAAGAATACCTCTTTCAAATGCAATCGCTTTAGAGTTATTCTTCTCTAAAGGTACAAAGGCTGTTATGCCTGACTTAATCAAATATGTTGCTTAGTCGAAAATAACAAATAATAAAAAAATATAGAAAAGGAATTGGTGAAATTATGAGTAAGAAATTTGTTAATTTAAGAAGTGGACTTGTTGAGGAAGTCTTTAATAAAGATGTTATTGAGCAATGCGAAAAGCATCCAGAAGCTTGGGAAGAAGTAAAAGATGCTCCTTCTAAAAAAGAAAAGACAACTGACAAGAAAACAGAAGATAATGAATAGTTTTCCAGTTACTACTGTAAGGAGGTGTAATATATGGACCAAACGATAGAGAGAATAAAAGAATATTTAGAATTAATAAATCCAAATTACAAGAAAATAGAAAAAAATGAGGATTTGTTAGATTTTATTATCTTAGAGATTTTAGATAGAGTGCAACTTTATTTGAATAGCGAAACTATACCTCAAAAATTGGAACGAATACTCGCTAAAATAGTTAATACTGGTTTGATAAAATTCTCTAACGAGAATGAATTGTATAAACAAGAAGGTACAAATGTCGAGCAAGTTGTTACCTCTATTAGCGATAACGGGCAGTCTATATCATACGCCAACGAAGTAAAGAAGTATTTTGCAACCGCTAGTGATGAAGAATTATTTAGCGGTTTTACTTCATTGCTTAGTAGATATAGGAGGATAAAAGTTGTACATTCCCAAAACGATGACTAAAAAAATAGCCGATGCTTTTTATGATAAGACTGTATCTGTTTTAGAAAAGGAAACTATTACAGATGAAGAGGGCGGAGTAATAAGCAAGGGCTATGAAGTTATATCTGAATTTAAAGGAAATGTTAGTTTTTCAAATTGCAAGTCTATTCAGGAACAATATGGACTAGATTATGAAATTGATATTGCAGTAACGACTTCTACAGATATTGAAATAAAAATAGATGACATTATTAAATATGGTGATGTCACTTTTAAGGTTACAGATGTTTTAGTAAGCGATAGTCATAAATTGGTGGTTGCAACAAAATGGCAGTAGCAATTAAAAACTTAGATAAACTTATTACTAAGTTAGATAACATATCCACAGTTGATACGGAAAAATATGTGAAGCAGGCTACTACTTTTGTACACGGTCAAGCGAAAAGCTTGGCTCCAGTTGATAAAGGCGGTTTAAGGAACTCTATTCATATGGATCTCTTTAAGACCAAAAATAAGATAACTGGGAGAGTGGCTACAAACGTGGAATATGCTCCATTTGTTGAATTTGGCACTGGTATTCGTGGCGATGGTAATTATCCATATGCTAATGAACTAGACTTTCCATTGAAATATCAAGAAGATTGGCCTGGTATGAGACCTCAGCCTTTTATGTATCCTGCCTATAAAGGTGGAGAAGCATATGTTAAAAGCATAATAACAAAGGGCATACAAAAGGAAATCGATAAGATAGCAGGAGGTAAATAATGTACTTACCAAAAAAAGATATTTATAACTTACTAAAACAGAATCTTAATTGTGGTGTTGCACAAACTCAGCCAACAGTATTTAATGAATTGCCATTTATTAATTTTGAAATATCAAATAATAGTGTGGAATTAATGTTAAATAATGATATAGGATATCAAAACATTGAAGTTAGTATTCATATATGGGCTGGTGATAGTGTAACTGCTAGCAATTTGTTATCAAATGTAGAAGAGTTAATGAGAAATGATGGATATAAGATGACATATAGCGCGGATGTTCCTAATATTGGGGACATTTTTCATATTGTAACAAGATTTACTAAAAATGTAGGATAGATAGGAGGAAATTATGTCTAATATAATAAGAGCAATGGGTACTTCACTTACTAAAAAGAAAAGTGGAAGTGAAACAGAAAACTGGGTAGTAGGTAGTTTAACATCAATAGGTGAAATTGGTGCTGAAATTGATGAAATAGACATTACTACTTTAGACAGCCCAAATGGCGCTAAAGAGTTCATGTCAGGAGACATTGATGCTGGAGAATGCGATATAGCAGGATATATCAAAAAGACTGATGATGAGCAGACTGTTGTAAAAATGATGGCACTTATTCAATCTGGTTCTACAGAAGATTGGATAGTTACATTCCCAAGTGGTGCTAAATGGGAATTTAAAGCCTTTATTAAATCATTTAAGACTACAGAAGAAACAACTGATGGTCTAATAGGATTTAGTGGTGGTTTAAGAATTAGTGGTTTACCTGTTTATACACCATCAACATCAAACGGAACTGGCACAGGCGAGTAATTAATGAGGGTTGTATAGGAAACTATATAACCCCTTTTTTTATTATTTAAAAGGAAGGAAATAGATTATGATTTTAAAATATAATGCTCTAAAAGTAGATGAAATAGAGCAAGTAAAAAAACAACCAATAGAAAACTGTATAGCAGATACATCTATTAGCTCACTATTATTATTTATTCAAAAAGGCTTAGTTGATGAAAACGAGCATTGGGGAGTATCTAAAAATGTTGCTATGGATGTACTTGATAAGTATTTAGAAGAAAACGATAAAGATGACCTAGTAATTGAAATCATGGAGGCTTTAATGAAAGGCGGTTTTTTATCGAGAGGGCTAGACCTAGCAAAAGTGAAGAAGGCAAAACAAGAGAAAATGGCTCTAGCCAATCAGCAACTAGAAGAGATGTAGTATTTTTTGGAGATATGTGGAGAGATTTGGAAACTGATGCTATAAAAATAGGACTTGATCTTCATTATTTTTGGTCTTTAAATGTTAAGCAATTCCAAAAACATGTAAAGGCATTTAATGAAGAAGAGAAAAGAAAATTCGAGCAACAAGATGCTCTTAATTTCTTATTGGGCGAATATGTAGCATTTGCTTTCAATAATCCAAAGAAATATCCTAAAAAACCATTTCTTGAAAAGCAAAAAGAAGTTAAGTTGGCAGATATGACAGTTACCGAAATGGAACGTCAAGCCAAAATAAACACGATTATGATGGGAGGTGTTATAAAATGACACTCGAAGAATTACAAGTTTTGATTACTGCTAACACTACAGAGTTAAAAAATGAACTTAAGGAAAGCAAAAAAGAACTTGCAAGTTTGGAAAGGGAAGTTAAAAAGAAAACTAATAACATAGCAGGCTTCTTTAAGAAAATGATTCCAATAGGAGTATTAGCTATAGGGTTTAAAAAACTAGCGAGTTCAAGCGAGCAAGCATATAAAAGCCAAATACAAAATGAAACGAGACTACTTGCAGTAATGCAAAAAAGAGGAGAGGCAACAAAGCAAGATATACAAGATATTCTTAATTTAACTGATGCTGAACAAAGCCTAGGTGTAGTTAGTGATGAAGTTCAACTTGCTGGTGCTCAAGAGTTATCGACATACATTGATAAAGCTGGTAGTATTAAGAAATTACTTCCTCAACTTAATAATATGATAGCACAGCAATATGGCTATAATGCTACTCAAGAAGAAGCAATTAATATCGCTACGATGATGGGTAAAGTATTAGAGGGTCAAACTGGTGCATTATCTAGATATGGTTATTACTTTGATGAAAATCAAGAGAAGATTTTGAAGTTCGGAACAGAGGAAGAAAAAGTTGCCACATTAACTAGTATTATCCATGATAGTATTGGAGATGTAAACGAAGCACTTGGAAATACTGCAGTTGGAAAACAGATACAACTAGCAAATGCTTGGAGTGATGTTAAAGAACAATTAGGCTATGTAATAGTACAAGTGAAACAGGTATTGGTGCCTGTTTTTCAAGTTTTAGTAACATGGCTTGGAACTGCAGTTAGTTATTTAAGACAATTCTTACAAGTACTGGGCTTTACTGCTAGTAAACAAAATGGTGTAAATAAAGCCATTATAGGCGGTGCTAGTGCTGAAACTGAATATGGTGATGCTGTAGAAGATAGTACTAAAAAGCAAAATAAACAATTAGCATCATTTGATGAAATGAATGTATTGAAAGAGAACAATTCATCTGATGATTCTGGTAGTACTGGTAACAGTAGTGGAATAGGTGGC